GCTCTAGTATGTCCTACCATTTCACCGCCAGTGTATTCGCGAACGGCGTATGGTTCCTGACGTTCCGGCAGCTAATGTTGTCGGAGATGAGCGTACACACATTCGTCGCATATACCCTCGGTATGGCGTGTGGTTCGCTCGCGGGGGCTAAGGCATCTATGCTGATAGAGGGGGCCGCAGGGGCGTCAACTTGACATTCTGGCGGTAATCGTATACCATTTCAGCAGGTGGGGAACTTCCCTATCTTCACAATTACAATCTGAACTCGCTTTCGTATCTGCGTCTTTACGCTTCAGGATACAATAAGTGCGGTTCTGGCTGGCCGCTTAGGGCACGTCGGAGCTGGTGAGTTTGTTTATCGCAAACGCCGGGTCTGACGTGCCTTTCTTTATGGCTCTATATCACCTTCCCGGCCTAACCAGAGGAACGATATAGATGAATCTTAAAGATTTGAACGCACGGCTCGATAGCGTGCAGGACGAAATCGACGCCTTGCTCGGCACTGCCGCAGCACCTAAAGAGGATCTGTCGATTGAAGACGTAGACGCCGCAAAAGCACTCGAAGCCGAGAAGTCCGAATTGCTCGCCAGCGTGCAAGCACTCAAGGACGCCGAAGAACTTCGTAAGAAGAACCTTCAGCGAGCACGACGTGCGGGCCCCGTACAACCCGCCAAAGTCGAAGTTCTCGGCGAAGCGTGGGAACGTGGCGAAGATCCGATGTGTGGCTTCAAAGAGCCCAAAGACATGCTCAAGGCTGTTATCGAATCGGGCAGCGGGCACGGAACCGATCCACGACTGAAGATGCTCGCAGCCGGTAGCGACGAGGGTATGGTAGCCAGCGATCCTTACGGTGGATTCGCAGTGCCTTCCGGGTTCATGGCAAGCCTACTGACTCGTGATTCAGAAGTTGATTTTATTCAACCGCTGACCACGAAGATCCCGATGGCTACGCCTACGGTTAAGATTCCCGCCCGTGTCGATTCTACCCATACTTCAAGTGTATCCGGTGGACTGACTGTTTCGCGACGTGCCGAGACAGCCGCAGGAACTTCCAGTCGCATGCAGCTTGAGCAAGTTACGCTTAACGCTCATTCGCTGTTCGGCTTGAGTTACGCAACCGAGGAACTGTTAGCAGATTCTGCGATCTCTTGGATTGCTACTCTGCAAGCTGGCTTCGGTGAAGAGTTCGCTAATCGCAAGATTCACGAACGCATCAACGGTACGGGTGCAGGCGAGTTTGAAGGCGTCAAGGCGAGTGCCGCTGAAATCACTGTCGCACGCGGTACGGACAGCACGTTTGTGCTTCTCGACGCTGCTAACATGATCTCACGTTGCTATCGCTCGCAGAACGCAGTGTGGATGATCAATCCTACTGTCATCCCGCAGCTAGTTACGATGTCGGAAACTGGTACGGGTTCGGCACTAGTGAACACAGGAAGCGGCACAGGCACGTTCTCGTTGCTTGGGCGTCCTGTTTATGTCACCGAGCACCTGCCAGCACTCAATACCGAGGGCGACGTGATGCTGGTCAACTGGAGTGAGTATCTTGAAGGCGATTTGGAAACAAAGCAGTTTGCAAGCAGCACTCATGTACGCTTCGTTGAACATGAGAGGTGTTTCAAATTCTATGAACGAAATGACGCTCGTTGCTGGTGGCGTGCCGCTCTTACTCCTAAGAACGGTTCGACAATCAGCCCAATCGTTACGCTGACCGACGACTAAACATCACACATCCCACCGCTCAACGATGTGGGCTGTTTTTTACTACAACTAACTATTCAGAGGATACATAACATGGCAAGTTCACTTGCAAGTCAAAAAGCCTTGTCGAATCTCGTGGTAAAATACTACGACTTAGATCCAGGCGACACCGCAGCTAACGCGATCGGATGGGAAGCTATCGAAAGCGAATGTCTACTTGTTTCGTTTATGAATACAGTGGGCACATCGGACATCACACTGACGATCAATGCCGCTGTGGACAGCAGCGGAACGTCGAGCACGATTGTTAAATCAGCTTCCGCCACTAATCCGAACGCGGTGTTCGACTATAACTTCCTTGAAGTTCTGGCAGAAGAAGTCGCCCAGCAGGGTGCAACCTCCGGCCTTGTGTTCACTCATTGGAGTGGCGTCGTCACGATGGCAACCGGCACTGATGAAGGCATCGGCGGGCAGATTGAATACAATTTGCACAACCCACGCCTGAACGCAACCGCTGACTCCATCGCTTAAGCGAAAGGCATGGCAATGCCCCAGGCACATTCCGCAACCGGATCTACCGTGTTAGTTTCCGCTCCTAGTACGGGGCCGGTTGTGGGATTGCCTTTGGTTAAGTTACAGCTATCGGTTGACCATAACAACGACGATGAACTGATTAGGCATTACGTCAGTACGGCGATAGATTTAGCACGAGATTACCTCGAAGCGGATCTGTTGGCGACAACATACATTCAGAAGCATGATTCGTTCCCGTGTTGTGACATTCTGTTGGATAGATGGCCGGTCGCTTCCGGCGACGTGTCATCCATTACCTACTTGGACACCGCAGGGGACTCGCAAGCACTCGCCACGACTGTTTACAAAATTACTGCGTACGAACGCGAGAAGACACGTATCAGCCTAAAGAGTGGGCAAACGTGGCCGAGTACGTACTTTGAAGCAGATTCAGTGACGATCGCATTTACTGCGGGCTGGGGTGTGTCGTCTGCCAATGTATGGGCGGGACCGAAACAGATACAGCAAGCCATTCTCGTGATGGTTGCTGATTGGTACTCGTGTCGGGAAATGGGCGGCATGTCGAAAGCCGCTTGCGGGTTGCTCGATCAGGTGAGGCTATTCTCTTATGGATAAATTCTCATGTGTTAGGGCTGGTAAGCTCCGGCATCGGATAGACATCGAGAAGTTAGTCTCAACCGGCATCGTCGGCGACATGGGAACGCCCGAACGTAACTGGGTAGCGGTTGCTAAGCGTGTGCCCGCTGAACTGAAGCACGTAGGCGGGACTGAAACAGAGCAAGCACAGCAGACGACAGGCTTTCAAGGTCTCGTGTGTGTCATACGATACCGCATGGGCGTTGACTCGGGGATGCGTGTTGTCAATTGCTCAAATCGTGAGATAATGGACATCGTGGCCGTTAAGGATCTAACGGGATTGCGTCGAGAGTTGACGCTTGAAGTCAAGGCGGCGAGTCCTGCGGAGGTGCGGTAATGGCTACCATCACAGGTACGATTATACAGATACTACGTGGTGACAGTGGTGTGTCATCGCTCGTAAGCGATCGCATTCGCAGCCCAGTACTGAAGCAATCAGACAAAGGGCCTAGCGTGCGTGTCGCAACGAAGGCGGGCACATCGCACAACCACACGCTCGGGCATAGTGGATTAGAAGAGGCAAGCGTCTTGGTTGACGCATACGCAGACACACCGGAGAAGGCGGCAACATTACAAACGGCCATTTTCAACGCACTACGAGACAAGCGGGGCACGTTCTTCGGGATGAATGTACGATCGCTACTAACGAATGGTGTGCCGACTGAAAGCAGCGAGGCGAGCAAGGTAGGGGCGGATCACGACTTGTACCGAAGCTCGAGAACATACGAAGCAGCATACGAGATATAACCCTGAGCGGGTATTAGGAAACGATATTATGAGTGATGTAGGCTTTGGTTGCACAGTTGTATTCGGGACTTCGGGATTCACCGCAAGCCTCGATTCGATCGACTTGCCGGGATGGGTTCGTGAGTCTATCGACACTTCGCACATGACGACCACGAACGGGCAGAAGACTTTTATGCCTTCGGACATGTCGGACGCTGGCGAACTCGGAATGGAAGTACACTTCGACCCGAACACGACTCCACCGCTCGCTCAAACGGACCTTGCTGAGACGATCACGATTACTTGGCCTCTTCCTGCCGGTGGTAGTACAGCAGGCACGTGGGCGGCTTCCGGGTTCGTCACAAGCTACTCGGCGAGTGCTGAAAAAGAAGGACTAATGACGGCTTCCGTAACATGCAAGCTGTCCGGTGGAATTACAATCGTAGCATCCAGCTAAGGAGTATACACATGGCAGCTTTGACAATTACGGCAGCTAACGTCGATCCGACAGCAACCGCAACTATCGTTACTAAGACGGCTGGTGCGACTATCACCGCAGGGCAGGCTCTTTACCTCGATTCGAGTAGCTTGCTCCAGTTAGCTCGTGCGAACGCCGCGAGCACTGATGCGGTTGTAGGCATCGCTTTGAATAGTGCGTCTGCTAATCAGCCCTGTAGCTACATCACAGGCGGGAACTTCAACCCAGGGGCAACCGTTGC